TCCTGTTGCTCCAACTGGACCTGTAGCGCCGACTGGGCCAGTTGCGCCAGTGTCGCCAACATCTCCAGTTCTTGCAAAAGTAATTTGGATGTCATCAGCATCCACGAAACTTGTTACCGAACCACTCATGAACGAAACAGGAACATGGTAGTGATTGTTGTAGTGGAAATGCGAACCAGTTATGGAAAAGAAAGCATAATCATCAGGAGTTGCTGCATCGTAGATTTTAAAGTTACCCTTGATTGCGGATGATGAGTCGTCAATTGTGTCAAGGAAACCTTGTGTCAAAACTGCGTTAGCGTCGTAGAACGAGATATAAAGAGTCGTTGCGCTGCTTATCGTCGTGTTGTCAAACCCAAGTATTCCACTTGGGAAGGCATCGTGGATTTCTGTCGGGAATGAAGTCTCATAGGTATATTCAAAGGTCGCTCCACCGAATGTTCCCTGTGGTCCAGTTGCGCCCGTTGCTCCAGTAGCACCTGCAGCACCAGTTACGCCAGTAGGCCCTGTCGGTCCAGTTACTCCATCAATCCCGTTACTACCGTCCGAACCGTTTGCTCCAGCGGTTCCTGAAGGACCAGTTGCTCCGACATCGCCTTGGATTCCCTGAACGCCAGTAGGTCCTGTTGGTCCGATATCTCCAGTTGTGCCAGTTAGCCCTGTAGCACCCGTGAGTCCTGTGGCACCAGTAAGGCCAGTAGGGCCCTGAACTCCTGTTGGTCCTGTCGGACCCTGTACGCCTTCTAGTGATACATTGAGCACCCATTTACCACTGGAATAGGTCCATGTTTTACCACCGACTGTATAGTTGTCGCCTTCTAGGGGTAAATCTGGAAAATCAATAGCCATATTGACCAAGTTTACACCATGAAGGGCATAAGGTCTGTGTTAGTAAAAATGCTTGAATATGGACAGAATTGCCAATATTACCCATGCCACATTAAACAAAATAATCGTGGGCAATGTTTTTTTCGTGGATGTCCAAATAAGGCTAACGCTAGATATAACGGCAAAAATGTATAGCCACCAAATCTGGGCATCAAATAGTAGCCCTGGGAAAATGATGGCTATCTTTGTGGTAAATCCCCACGCTTCAACAATGTTTACTTTTGTCCAGTAATCTCGTGAACTCATGGTCTTCACTGCGACAATAATTTTCTTGAAAAACATGGCTAGAATCTAGCACATGTTTATAAATGTTAACGACCTTGAAATGCCCAAAATGGCATCGCGTTTTGAGTTGAAAGCAGACGGTATAAAGCGTTCCGACTTTGTATCAATGGCTCGTTCAGTTGCTGAAAGTACATGGATAGCAAAAAGTGGGCTTGGGTACAACATCCTTTCTTATAACGATGTACAGGCAGTTTTAAAAGATAGTCGCTGGCATGCCGCCATCGGTCTTTTGGCAGATTTAAACCCGTACACAACGCCTGAATTTAAGCAACGCAGAAAAACATCAATGCTCGCTATTGATGGAGAAGCACACCGTCGTCTTAAAAAACTCGTTAGCCCTTATTTTTCTCCTGCCTTGGCGGAACGAATGCGTCCAGAAATGCGTCAAGTAATGTCTGAACTTATTGAGCCACTTATTGGCAGCCAGTTCGACATTAGTAAAGAGGTCTTTAGCAAATACCCAACTAAGATTATTTGCCGAATACTTGGGGTCCCAGATACGGAGTTAGAAAACTTCACCAGATGGTCAGAAGACATCCTAAGCAACTGGGGTAACGACTTTAGTAAATCAACTGAAAGAATTCTTGCATCCCAAGAGGAGATGGATGAATATATTGGGTTTATTATTGCGCAACGACGCGCAGTACCTAAAACAGATTTAATCTCGATGCTTGTTCTGGCACGGGATGGCGAAGATTCCCTTAATGATGAAGAGATAACAACGCTCGTTGAAACGCTAGTCATAGCAGGGATGGACACAATCCATCATCAACTTGGAATTATGTTAGTCACTCTGCTAGACAATCCTGATATTTGGAACGACTTTGTATCAAATTCTAATAACAGGAATAAAATCATTGAAGAACTTTTACGCATGGACGGAACTGTCTGCAATACGGGAAGAATTGCCTCCGAAGACATAACCCACAACGGTATTCTGTTTCCTAAAGGAACGATTGTTTTTATCAACCTAGCCGCAGCAAACATGGACACATCAGTATTTCCAGAACCTGATGTTTTGAACATTGCACATGACGAACAACATTTTGCGTTTGGAGGGGGTCTACACAAGTGCATTGGTGCCGCTTTGGCCCGTGCTGAAATCCAGGTAGCCCTAGATGTTATTGCTGAAAAAATGCCAGCAATTAAGAAAACTGGTGAAGTTCTTTACTCTCCAGAAAATTCTGCTGTTTATGGTCCTGTGTCGCTAACAGTATCTGCTTAACTTCTTCCTCATTCAGCACTATACCAACCTGCAAGCATGCAGATTTAAGCCTGTCCAATTCGCTCACAGGTCATCAAGCATTTCTTCAAAAGATTTCTTTGCATAATCAACAGACAACTGTAAAACCCACGCTTTAAATTTGTCAGACGCTTCTGGGTATGGGTGAGGAATTACCTTGTAGTCAGTCTGGCCTTTAAGAAATTTTGCTAGATGCATGTCTGGCATAGCGTCAATCTCGTCAAGAATTTCTTGTGGAGGATTTAATGTATCAAAAACAAGTTTTGAATAGATAGCCATAGGGTAGTCAGAGTTGAATGGCTCTTCTACAAGAAAAGACCACTCACGCATGTTTTTAAATAGTTGAAACATTGATTTTCCAACCCACATAGTTGATGGCGTTGGGTCTGACTGAATATCAAACCATTCTCTCATTTCAAGGTATGTAATATAAAAATGCGGCGTAACTGCAATCGGATGTTCAAACTTGGCAACTTGAGGGGTGGCAAGAATTACATCAGAAACAGAAGTTTTTGCATAAAAAGAATGAGCATGCGAGGCATATGGGGTTCCCTCGGTTGGAACGACTCCACTAAATGAAATATTATCGCAGCGCTCGGTATCTCCTTCTCCAGTAGTTTCCCCCTCAACCAGGAATATGCATTTCTCAAGCATGAACACGCCCTTTAATGAGGGGTCAGAATTGCGAAGCAGTGTTTCTGTATCAAGCACTTTCAAGTTCTCCAAGTTTTACCATCAAAGTGGTCAAATTCTTTGAATGTCTTTCTAGTTCAATCAATTTAGGATTTATGATTCCAGTTGTGCTGTTTCCGTTTGGATGCACATATGTTGAGTAGTCGAACGATTCTGTATCTATCCCCAACTCCACGCACAAAGCGTAGATAGCCATAGATAAAGATTTCTTCATTCTCTGAAGTGATGCAATTTTTTCTTCAGTTGTTAAGAGTTCACTTATCCCCATAATTATCTCCACCGCTTAATTAGACTGTTGATTAAGCCCTGTTTGGTGTTCTCTAGTTTTTTGTCCACCCGTGTTCGTTCCCGCCTGTATGTGGCTCCTGTTTCCCTAGGGGAAACAAATCCTGAACCGAATCCAGTACTTGCGTAGTACTTGAAGTCTGATTCGTCATTAAACAAAACTTTTGTAAAGTCAGAGTCTCTCTTGAACGGAATAAGTTGAGCAATCGGAGTGTTGTATTTAAGTGAAAAGGGTCTATCGCCTATTAGGTTTAAAACAACATTCACGGAGTGATAATAGTCTGTATGAACAATTGCTGGGACAACGGTATAGTCTTCGCTGGGTTCCCAGTAGCAAGGAACTATTAGTGTTGACCATCCTGGAGCGGTCTCTATTCTCCAAGGGTTAATTAATTTTGGATACTGCCCTGTTTCTATTTTACGCACACTAGTCATTGGACACTCACCAGTGGATTCATGGTTGAAGCCCGATGCTTGTCCAATAGATGTTGGTTGCCCTCCAGTCACTGCTGAAGGATAAAAGTCATCTGCGCCAGTTTCCCATGTACCATTATTGTCTGGACGAAAACGATAGTTTGTCCACATTGGAAGAGTTACGCCAGCCGCAAGAAGGTCAATAGTGCCAACACATTTCCGCAATCCTGCGCCTTCTTTGCTGATACGCCTAAACCAGTCTGGCAAATTTGTTAAATTGTTTGCAAATGGGGCGGACTCCATGAGTCTGTTGTCTGTCGGAGTAAAGCGTATTTCTCCTGGTTTAACTTTGGGTTTTTTTTTCATTTTAACTCCACTCTTCATCAACTAATTTTATTTCTCTCAAGGATTGAGCATGGTCAACCAAAACATGGTCATGTCTATAGTGTTTATAGTCGTTCAATTGTCTCTCTACTGCCTCGCGTAAATGAAGAGATTCAATCACTCTCGTACATGCATCCATATTGATAATTCCCTGCCCTTGCCCAACATGTGTTAGGTGTGGCGCAGCAAACATTTCCCCATGATTATTGGAAAAGTCGTATCGTGTTGGCGGACGCTCAGACCACAAGTCAATAATTTCTTGTAATTCTGAGTTTACTGGCATGTGTGACATTTCTTGCCAAAACTTTGAATCTTGTCTGTCGCCATAATAATGCAGTCGTATCATTGTCAAGATATTGCGCATCATCTCGTTTGAACTCTTATTGTAATGTTTTTGAGAAGCCGTATGGGATGGAAGATATGAAGCAAGATACGGGATAGCCGCTCTTACTTGCTGAATTGTAGAACCAATACTGGTTGCCTCTAATGGTTCAACAAAAGAAGAAGCCAAACCAACAGCGATACAGTTTTTTTGCCAAGGCTCTTTCAAGTGCCCAGCATCAAATTTAATTATTTTTGGGTCTTCAGGAAGTTTATATCCAGACATTTGTTCTGCTTCCCGAATGGCCTCTTCTACAGAAATGAACTCATCGGAAAATACATAACCGTTACCTCTGCGTTCTTGCGTCGGAATTTCCCACATCCAACCAGAACTTGCTGCCCGCGCCCTCGTGTATGGGCGTATTTGTCCATTCGGGTCGCTTTCTGTCGGGAAAGCAATTGCTGTATTGCAAAGCAAAAATTCACTAAAGGAACTCCACTCTGCATTGCCAACTTCTTTCATCAACACTTTGCTGAACCCAGATGCATCAAACCAAAAATCAGCCTCTACTGCATCGCCTTGTTCTGTGAGAACAGACTTGATAAGACCGTCTTCGTCTTTTGTAACAGACCCAACTTCTCCATCAATAAATTTAACATTCCTTCTAAAAGCAAGTTTTGTAAAATACTCGTTTAGTTTTACTGTGTCAAAATGGAACTGATTGGTGTTCTTGTGCAAGCCTTCTCTATTGATTTTGTTGCGTACCATGCCAACGCTTGATGTTTGGCTTGTAAGTGTTTTACCAGATTCAATAATTCCCATATAGGCCGCAAAAAAGCCGTAACAAAAAATATCGTCAACATGGCCAACGCTGTGAAAGTAATCTTTTGTATGCGTGGTCCAATTTTCGTAGCGTATTCCATACTTGTGGGTAGCCAGCGTCTCTATCAACATCTCCTCAAGAGGGATATCTACTAGTTCCATAAACTGTTTCCAGTGTTCCGTGGAACCCTCTCCCACTCCAATAATACCAATCTTGGAAGATGACAGTACTGTTATCCCACAAGTTGGGAAAGCCCTACGCAAAATAAGTGCAGTTATTAGGCCTGCAGTTCCTGAACCCACTATGCCAAAGTTTTGTAAACGGTCTTTCATGATTTTCCTATCCTTGATACCAAGTAACAAGCGAATATTTCACACCTGCTGTTACAGGGTGTGCAATGTGTAGATACGGAAAGTTCGATGGAAACAAAATAACTCTTCCGCATATTGCTTCAACACTAACATCAAAATGGGGGAACTCTAAATGTCCCCCTTCTTCTGGGGTGGACAGAAATGACACCATGCTGTACACCCTGCGATTATCTGGAGCATGGTCATGATGTGGTTTGTATTCAGATTGTTCTAAATACTTCAAAAGAGAATATCCCTCATGCATCGCAGTTGGAATTAAAAATTCATGTCTGTAATCTTCCGACGCTTCTTCAATCGGATTTCTAATTTCTTTTGTAAAAAACCGCGATAATTCAGTTTCGGGGTACGGTTTCATTAGTGGGATTAGAGAACACGACAGGGAAGTTCTATAAGAAGTCGCCTGCCCTGACCCTACAGAAGAACCATCCCATGACAATTCGGACCATTCTGAGCCTGTTTCTTTTTCCAGACTATTTAAAAACTTGTTTGCTTTGTCCGCAGTGAATACATCCTCATAAAGAGATATGCATGTTCCTAGTTTTGTATGTTTCATATTACGATGAAATCTCCTTTATAATATGTCTCACCGTTATTATCAACAATATCGAACTGATGTAAACCTAGCGTATAGAAGCGTGAACGGAATCTAAGAGAATGTTTTGTAATAACCATCGGCTTTATTGTTTGAGCAATAGAACTCGAGTCCATCACCACCATGTGTGTATTCCTCGGAAAATCAATAAATTCATTTGTAATGTCTAGCATGTGTATAAAGCCCACTTTTACTTCGTCCATACAGTCGGTAAAATCGTCTTCTGGAAAAGACTTAATACAAATTCTGTCAATATCTTCTTCTATACGAATCGATAATTGAGACTCTCTTGACAGTTTTATTGCTTCATCTGGCACGCCACCCATACTGGCTGGCACGCAAACAAATCGCTTCATTCAATCTCGGTTAATTTTCTCTCAATTAGTTCTACGCTATTAAGAAGAGTTTCTAGTCTCTGCTGCTCGCCTATTAAAACTTCCGAGATGGTGTAGTTTGCTGGGTCAAAAACATCGGGGTCAATGTTTGAACGGAGAAGCAAGTGAAAAATTTCCGACTTAACATTTCCTAAACTGCTTTCCAGTACGGCTTTTTTTTGTTGTGTATTTAGACCGTAGTCCATGTTGTCTCCTCTATGAGTTTATGAGTAGGTATGCAGAGCCTGAGGTTGCACTTACGCTACCATACGACCCTGCTGCTGTGTCGTATGAGATTGTCCCAGCGACTGCATCCGATACGACCAATATGGCTCCACCGCCACCTCCGCCGCCAGCATCTCCCGTTGCTCCTGTTGCACCAGGTGTTCCAGAAGTTCCAGGCGAGCCTGAAGGACCAGTCCTTGCTGGCGCACCAGCACCAGTGCTTGTACCGTCATTTACCCCACCAGCGCCACCCGCATAGTGTGCAGAAGCGTCTGCGTTGGGGTGCGAAGCCGAGTGTTGAGTGTGGGTGTAGTCGGCACTCGAATGAGGATGGTGTGCGTGCGTATGGCTATGGTGTGGAAGACCAAAATGCGCATGCGTATGGCCGTCATGCCCACCGAATGAGCCATGATAGACCTTGGTGTGGTGATGGCCGTTGCCGTCTGGTTGGTAATGTGAATGGTGTCCATTCGGTTTTTGATGGCTATGTGGCGGAAGGTGCACCCAGTGACCTATGCCGTTGTAATGAGGAACCCATGCATGCCAATAATGACCATCCCAGTGCGTAACACCGCCATGCGGACCATCATTGTGGGGGTGATGGTAGTGGCCGCCATGATGCCAGTGACTACCCTCGTAATGACCCAATTTACCGCCGTCAGCATGGGGCTTGACTATGTGTCCATGACGGTCGGAATGTATTGTTGTGTGGTTGTGATGATTGTGCGTTCTTGAGTGTGGGGCATGAGTGTGGCCTGGAGCCACATGGTGATGGTCTGTACGGTTTGGAGCAGCCGTTCCATTTGCTCCATTCGCCCCCTTGGCCTGGTGTTGCCCTGTGCCGCCAGCGCCGCCAGCAGTTCCAGCAGTTCCAGCGGTTCCAGCAGTACCAGCAGAACCATGACTGCCTACAGACATGATTTTTCCTGCTCCTATAATTGTTTTAGCAACAATAAGTACAACTCCTGCACCGTAGCCACCTGAGCCTCCTGCGCCTCCTGCGCCTCCTGTGCCGCCAGCGCCCGCAATACCACCAGTTCCGCCCGTAGCGGTAGGGTTTTCTGAGCCATCTGCGCCAGGGTTTCCTTTTCCGCCTGGAGCATTTACTGTACTCGCGCTAGGTGCGTAGGCACCGTTAGCACCAGTCGCTCCTGCTTTGCCAGTCCATGTAGCGGGAGTTGTACTTGGTGTTCCTGATGCCCCAGCCGACCCTGGTGTTCCAGCAGGACCTGTTGAACCAGTCGCTCCAGAGTTTCCTTTTGACCCACCACCGACAGGGACGATTGAACCAGAGGTGTCCACCATGATTCCCGAAAGCATCATATTGATACTCTTGTATAGGTACGAAGGTAGTTGCGGGATGGTAGGTGCCGTTGCCCCTCCACCCTGACCGCCTGCTCTGTAGGTTATTGCAGCCTGCGAATGACCTTTGATTGTTCCATCCGAAACAACGGAAGATGCAGGACTAACGACCCCACCAGAAACAGAACCTATGCCTATGTGTCCATCCAAAGTCAATGTATTTCTTACAAAAACTCTGTATCCGTTAGTAAGCAAAACACCAGATGCAGTTACTGTCAGGGAGTCATAAAACATGTCTGAAGTTAAAGTGACAACTGAAGAAACAGTGACATTGCCGTCTATTCCTGTTCCGTATACAGAGTCGTTTGCCGCCCTTGCAACACTTGTTTCTATTCTTGAAATGGGCATATCAGACCTGTGACATATAGTAGTAGGTTCCTGCGTTTTGTCCAGTTACATCCGTAGAAATGCTAGAAGGCAATGCTTGTGCAGAAGACACAACAAGAATAACCCCACCACCAGCAGGCGCAGTCGCAGGAGCCTTAATATAGGCAGTTCCAGATGCAGGCCCAGAAATGTATCTAGCAGCAAGAATGACGATTCCTCCGCCAAGTTGACCTATGCCGCCTGCTCCTCCACGAAGGAATACAGGGCCTCCCGAAGCAGTAATTGAATACCCAGTGATTGCCTGACTTGGAACTTTGAAGTAGTTAGCACCACCTAACGCTGCTGTTGGCAATGTCGCTAGGTACCCAGTTGCTGCGCCACCAAGAGAGTGGGTAACTGCTTCAAGCAGTCCGCCACCTTGTTTGATTGAACCAGCAGTTGCGTATCCAGTTGTGTAGCCAACGGTCGCATTGGTTCCCATGAATTTAAGTGTCCCCTTGACAAAAATACGCCAGCCGTTTGGTTGAAGGCGGCAACTTGTATTAATAGTTAAATCATTAAAATACATGTCGCGTGTCATTGAATAGACGCTTGCAGAAGGAGTCATGCCGAGAATAACTGTAGTTCCATCAAGAACAGCATCGCCATCTGCGCCAGTTCCGTAAACAAAGTCAACGCCTTCGTTGTAGTACGCAAGCCACGCCGTTCCGTCCCATTGCCAACTCTTAGAGCCGACTGTATAAATCTGGTTTACATATGGAGAAGCAGGAAAAGTAATCGCTGGCATTAGACGGAACCAATATCTTCAACAAGCATATACGCTGGAGAACTTGCAGAGCGTTCAATCAAAGGCGAACCTGTCAATGTATTTGCTGAAGCAACACCACATAAAGTTACCGAACCTGCGGTAAATGTACTTGTAATTGTTGCTATATTGCTTTGATAAAAGGCACCACCACCATTAGTCTGCACATAATTCAACAACCTTTGTGTTCCTGAAGCGTTAGTCTCTTTAATTTTCAATGCTGTATAAGCATTTGTAGGTGAAGGACCATAAAGAGTTGGTTCATACCAAGAAATTTTGTAGTACCTGTTAGCAACAGCAGTAAAAGTAACCGTCATACCAGCAACGATAGCGTCAGTTAATGTAACAGTATAATTAGAACTAGATGAAGCCAATGCCATCACGCCACGAGGGGCTTTTGTCAACGCCGAAGAAATTTCAATCCATGCAACACCGTTATAAATTTTTAACAGTTTTGTATCTGTTTCATAAGCCGTCTGGCCTGTCCATGGCGAAGATGGAAGCGTAGAAGAAGTTGCTTGATATGGCGACATTGTGCCGCCACCTAATTCAACCCATGCTGAGTTGTAGTAGATGAATGATGCACCAGTAGATGTGTTGAACCAAATATCTCCAGCCAAAGGCGACACGGGTGCAGTAGCAGAACTTGTTAGCGGAGCGCCAACTCCAGTAGCACCTGTCGGTCCTGTCGGTCCTGTAGGTCCTGTTGCACCTGTTATGCCCGTAGGTCCTGTTGCACCTGTCAGTCCAGTTGTGCCAGTTGCACCAGTTAATCCAGTCGGACCCGTTGACCCAGTGCTTCCAGTCGGACCCGTAGGACCAGTCGGACCAACAGGGCCTGACAGGTCTGTATAGATGACAATCCATTTTTCGCCGTCATACTTCCAGGTTTTTCCTGAAGATGAATGAAGGTCGTTTGTGCTTGGTGTATTTGGAAAGTCAATAGCCATGATTAGTACTTAATGATGTAGTTGAGGACTAGGAAGGGGTTCATTAAAGGAAGAGCAGTGTTGGCAAAACCACCATTGCCAGTTATGTCGCTACTGGGTCCGTCCGAACCCGCCGAAGGACCACCTGAGCCTGCAGAAGGACCGCCTGTTGCATCAGACGACGGTGCACCAGAATCCGCTGAAGGACCGCCTGTGCTGAAGTTGTTGACATCAACCGTTACTCCATGAGAATGGTTTGCATCCCTAGCAAGAGTAGTTAGGCCAGTGTTGGCAGGGTTGGTAGAAAGAACAAGTCTGTTTGTTCCAGCAGTTGCAATCGTGTCGCGAGGTAACTGATGGTCGTGATTAATGCCAGCACCAGCACTTGAACCAGTATGTCCGTGATTAGCGGTATGAGTATGGCTACCAAGAGCATGTGTATGTCCACCAAGCGTGTGTGTGTGACTACCAAGCGTGTGAGTATGTGAGCCAAGGGTATGCGTATGTGCGCTAAGTGTATGTTGGTGTGTTGGCAGGTTTCCTGAAGCAATAATCACGCTTTCAGCACCGCTTTTAGCAGCGAGTGTACGCGCAGTTAATCCAGAACCAGTACCAACACCAATAATTGCTCTTCCCATTGGGTCAGGAAGGCCAAATGTAGAACCATCTCCAGCGCCGTATGTGGTCCCTAATACAGCAAACAAGTTTGCATATGTTGTTCTACTTGGTGTTTGACCATTGCATAATAGCCATCCTTCTGGGGCTGTGGCACCAGCATATGCAATGAGGCTTCCAACTGGAACCAATGGGTAACCACCAGGGCTGTTGTCGTCGGCAATAGAAATTCCTTCTTTAACCGTGAATTTTGTTCTTGCCATTTTTACAGTCCAGCCGTTTCTTCATGCTCGTGAGATGCTACCCAAGGGGTCGCGCCTGCTGTCAAGTCCCAGTTGTCCCAAGATGTAGGTCGGCCTGCAATTGGAGGAATAGGAAGTTCAATAGTATTTTCAAGAGGCAAAGAGACCATCGAGGTGATGTCTCTCATTTCTTGTCTCCAGATACGCCAATCATTTTTAATCTCTTCAGAAAGAGGGCAGTCTGGCATTTGTGTCCAATCCGACTCGCCAAGCAGGACTTGGCGCATTTGGCGCAAAGCCATTACCAGTTCTTCTTGAGTTGTTGCTGGTTCTCCAGTTGTATCAAGAGGATATCCATAAATTTGAATCAACATACTATAAACCTATCAAACTAGAGACAACTTTGACTGAAGCGTTTGTAGTCAAAGCGTCGGTAACTGTTGCCTGAATAAGAACATTGAGTCCACTAATTGAAGTTGAAATTGTTAGCGGGATACGGCTTGCTCCAATTTCAATAACACCATATTCAGAAAGTGTTGGGACTGTTCCGTTGTGTATTAGAAGAATCTTAGAAACTGTGTACTTTGTACCTTGAGTTACTTGGATTAAGAACTCACCACTGCGCATTACTGTCTTGTCAAAACTTGTGATAGTTGTTGCGCTGTTTGTTGTAAGGCTTGTTTCCTGAACAGAACTAGAACCTCCACCATTTGTTTCAACCCAAAATGAATCGTAATACACAAAAGTTTTACCAGTATCAGACTCAAACCAAATATCACCTATAGAAGGAGATACTGGTGGAGTATCTGAAACAATGATTACCCCTGCAGGACCCGTGGCTCCATCTATGCCAGTTGCGCCAACTGGACCAGTCGCGCCAGTAGTTCCTGTGGCACCCGCTAAACCAGTTGCACCTACAGTTCCCTGAATTCCCGTTGCCCCAGTAATGCCAGTAGGGCCAGTCGGGCCCTCAACGCCTTGCACTCCCTGAATTCCAGTAGCGCCAGTCGCACCCAGTGGTCCAGTAGCCCCAGTCAACCCAGTCGGTCCAGTCGGCCCAGTAGCGCCAGTCGCTCCTTTTTCTGCAAATGTTGTCCACCATGTGTTTTCGGCAGGGGCAGTGCCATCAATTGTTTGAATACAAATCCACGAAGAGCCAGCATATGTAACTACATGATTTACATAATATTGTGCTCCAACATTCCATGCTCCACGGAATGTAAAACCTGCGCCAGTTGCGCCAGTTGGGCCAGTAGGACCAACCTGCGTGTAGGTCACCTGGGTAATCGTTGCGATAACCGAAGGGGTCGTAGGAGCCACAGGAGTAGTAGTCGCAGGGGTGTAAATAAGACCTACATCAGTAGAAGTTGCATACCACCACAACTCGATATAATCACCGTCGTTCGCTGCGGTACCGACAAGAGACATCGTTGCCAACGATTCAGAAGGAATACCAGCACTTTTTCTTCCCCTAAGGAAAACTTGCGTATTCGAATCTGCCCAGTCGGTACCGTTGTAGCGAATCCAAAAATATGCTTCCTGAACATCATTGGACAAGTTTGATACTTGCGCAATAAAGTTGAACATGTAGGTTCCAGCACTAGCGAAAGTGATTCTTTGACCACTTGTGATGCTCACCCCGAAAGGTGTTGGGTACTCAGAACCAAAAGTAACAGCCTTAGGAGTTAACGCAGTCTCAAGTGTTTGGTTCTGGTCGCTATAAAACCCACCAAAGTAAGCAATTGTTCCACCAGCACCAGTTGCACCAGTTGGGCCGATTGGACCTGCACCGCCGACATTGACGAAAGTCATTCCGTCCGTGCCGATAATGATTGACTCGTCTAGGTTGGTTCCGTACGAGTTCATCATCCACGATGTTCCGCCATTGGCTGTTCCCTGAGCGACAAACGCATAGTCACCGTTATGGACTTCAATGTCATCGCCTTTGTTGTCAAAATCAAGAGCGCGAGTCAAGCGCCAATAGGTAGCAGGACCACCAGCGACAGACAAAACATAGATGCCGTTATGAATCGGGTTCAACTGATTTTTTACAAGAACACGGTCGCCAACAAGGTCAACAAGATGCGAGTCAACATACAAAGCACCATACGATGTTGCTTGAAGGTATGCGCCAAAACCAAGACCATTATTGTCGTCAGCGGTCCCTGCTGTGTACGAAGGAGTGTTGGGAAGAACTACAGCGGTAGCAGCGTGGACGGATTCATGAGAGTTAAGGTTTCCAACTGGGCCAGTCGCGCCAGTCGCACCAGTCGCACCAGTAAGACCTGTTGGGCCTGTTGGGCCTGTTGGACCTGCAACTATTGAATCAGCACCAGTTG